TCCGCAAGATTCTGAAGAACTAAAGGCCCGGAAGCTGTTGGCCGAAGTCGAAGAGCGAGAACTGAAAGTTGCGATCCGTCGTGGCGAATACGTCCAAATCGATGAAGTGGCCCGCGAGTGGACGACGCGAGCGGGAAAGGCGGTTAGTTTGCTGCGAAACAAATTCGAGAGCGAACTCCCGCCGATTCTCGCTGGGATGCAAGCCGCCGAGATCCAGGCCGAAGCCCGTAAGGCAATCGATGAAGTCCTAACAATCCTCCATGAATCCGAGGCTCCAACAGATCTGGCGTGAGGCCTGGCGTCCGCCCGATCGCCGTCCGCCCTGGGCATGGGCCGAGGACAACATTCGAGGGATCCCGTATTCGCCGATTCCGGGAAGATTCCGCGCCGACAATTCGCCTTGGCTGAAGGAACCGCTCGAAGCTCTCGTCGATCCGACCGTTCGGGTCATAACGCTTTTGGCCTCGGTCCAATCCAGCAAAACAACCGTCGCCGAGGTCGGGCTTTGCTACATCATCGCGAATTTGCCAGGCCCGACGCTCTGGCTTGATCAGACCGACGAAGACGCGCGCGACCAGGCAGAAAGCCGGATGGGTTTGTTGTTTGGTGAGTGTCAGGCGGTCACTTCACTGTTCCCGCCTAACAGGCACCTTAACAAAACAGCCATCAAGCAATTCACCAACGGTATGACCCTGTGGGTTCTCGGAGCCCACAACAAAACCAATCTTCAGCGCCGCTCCATTCGCTGGCTGATCGGCGACGAATGTTGGCGATGGCCGACCGGCCACATGGCCGAAGCCGAAGCCCGGGTGACCGCTTTCGGGTGGCTTGGCAAGTGCTTGTTCATGAGCCAAGGCGGACACGCCGATGACGACATGACCAAGCGTCACCAGATGACGGATCAGCGCGAGTGGACTTTCGCTTGCCCGGAATGCCAATCCCGTCAGCCATACCAGTGGGATCAAATCAAGTGGTCAGCAGATGCGAGGACCGAACAAGGCTGGGATTACGCAGCGGTCAGGGCTTCGACGGTCATGTTGTGTTCCGCCTGCCAAGCCGAATTCCCGGATGATGACCGGACCAGAAAACGGCTCAACCAAGCTGGTTGTTACGTTCGACAGAATCCAAGCGCCTCGCCCGAAAACGTAGGCTTCCATTGGAACGCCCTTTGCGCGATGAGCTGGGGCAGGTTGGCTGAGCTTTACCTGCGGGCGAAGCAGAGCGCGAAACTTGGCGACATCGAGCCTCTCAAAATTTTCTACCAAAAACGACTCGGCCAACCGTGGGCCGAGGCTTACGAAGATTACTCGGTCGACTTGACGCCTTCCGATTATAGGCTGGGAGAGGACTGGGAAAAGGAAGCAGCACTGGACAAGTCCGGCCACGTCTTGCCTGCACCCTATGAGGCATCGATGGCAAGCGCGAAATTGCGAATCATAACCGTCGACTGCCAGATGGATCACGTTTTCGTCGTCGCCAGAAGCTGGGCCGCCGACGGATCTTCCCGGCTTCTCTGGCACGAAAAACTGATCAGTTTCGATGACGTTTCCAGCTTGGCCCAAAGGTTGGAGGTTCATCCTTCACTGGTCTTCGTTGATGCCGGTTACGCCACCTACGACGTCTACCGAGGGTGCGCCGCCAGACGATGGACCGCTCTCATGGGCGATGCGCGAACTACGTATCAACATCGTTTGCCAAACGGGCGGAAGGTCTGGAGGTTCTACTCGCAAAAACGGAAAGTGGCGTTAACTCCGACCCTCGCCTGTTCGGTTTTCTATTGGTCGAATTTAAACGTAAAGGACGTGCTGGCGCGACTCCGTTCGGGATCCGGCGGGCCAACCTGGGAAGTCGCGGGCGACGCATCGCCGGACTACCTCCAGCAGCTGGAAAGCGAACGCCGAGTCAAAAAGGCGGACAAATATCTTTGGGAGCGAATTGGAAAACGGGCAAACCACTATTTTGACTGCGAAGCAATGCAGGTGACATCGGCCCTAATGCTGAAATTGCTTGGCGGAGATCGAGAAACAGGAGAAGAATAGGATATGGCAAAAGGTCCAAAAAAAGACTACCGGAAGGGCGGAGTCGGAGCAGGAAAGGCGGGCGCGGGACCGCTGGCCAATCCAACGTCGGCCTCAAGTGTGCCTGCAACCGCGGAGGCGACCGCTCCGACGGCGACGGCAGCAATCGTCCAGGCCGTTCAGGAATCGCAGGTTTTCGTCGAGGGTCCATACCGTATCCGCCTGCCGAAAAACCCGCGAAGGCTAACAATCGACGTTACGCGAGAAGCCCTCGCGGAACGAGGATACGAGTATCGATGGGACACCTACAAATGGAAAACGAACACGGTAGATGTGCGTTTCCCGGATGGCGTTGTGAGGAACCTGACCGGGAATGAGGTCAGAGACATCCTTTATCCGAAAAAGCCGAAACCGCCCAGGTGATCGCCGGGTTTATGGAAAAACCCTAACATAGCTAAGTTTGGCATAAATGGCAAAGAGCGGTCAGCGGAAGGGAGGTTTTGGGGCGGGCGGCGTTCGACCGGATCGTTCGACGAAAAAGGACGTCATCCTCTACGGATCGGAGTCTATCGGCGCGATTCCTGACCCGTCCCTACGAAAAGAGGTTCAATCTGCCATCAGTCGTTACGTTTCAATTTTCGGCTCGCTCCCTGAGCGGCAAATTAAGGTCGCTGACTTTACGGTCGCCCTCGCTCCTGGCCCGATGCAAAATACCCTCGCTTTGCAGTTCCAAGGCGGGAAAAGGAGCCTCAATATTCGCGGCATTTTCTTGAACAAAGCCGTCTGGAAAAACAACAAAGAAACGACCCGGATTGTCAAGGAGCTGATGGATGATGGCATTCTGAGCAAAACGCCTAGGCCGGTCCGGCACGCAATCATTCACGAATTAGCCCACGCTCGTTGGCAGGAATTTAATGCCTCGCGAAAAGCGAGGAGGGCTAGGCCGGAGATGACCAAAGTCTTTCGGCAGTTCAAGCTCCAGCGCAGGGAGGGGTGGGGCTCGCTGGCTCGTCAGGACGTGGGCGAATTTTTCGCGGAGGCGATGGCCAAACACGCATCTGGCGCTCCTGATAGGTACACAAAAAAAGTTATGCGTATCGTTGAAAAGCACAACCTATGAAGATCGACAAACAGAAGCTGGCCGAACTTCAGGTTTTCCTGCCGGAAGCCACGGAGGAGCTGATCCGGATGGGCGAAGGGCTCCTGCCTCGACCGCAAGACGGTATTTTGGCGATGCCTATATTTCGCAACGGCGAAGGGAAAGCCGTTAGGGCCTACATCGAGTATCGTGACCTGGAGATCCGAGCCAAAATGGCGAAAGCCAAAGCGGAAGGTCGAACCCTTCGCATCTCGGAAATTGAGATCCGTTGACAGAAGAAAAAAACTGCTATGGCCGAACGTCCCGCTCCGAAAAAACGCCAACCAAAGCAGGCAGCTAAACCTGCGCCGAAGCCTGCGCCGACTTCGTCAACCGTTGCGGTTCCTGCTCCGAAACCTGCTCCGGTCCCTAAACCTGCACCCAAGCCTGCTCCGGTCGAGCCGCCGAAAAGCAACCTGATCTCGAAGATCAAGGAGGCCCTCGTCAAAAAAGCGGCGGAAAAATTCGGCGAGCAATTCCTTCAAGGGAAGCTGACCTACATCGGCCTCATCATGACAGCTTTGGGCGCTTTTGCCCAGACTACCGGGATCGCCATTCCGCTCAACGATATCCAGGCACTGATCGACTTCGTTCAGCTTAACTGGCACGTCGTGCTCGAGTTCGCGGGACTCGTTACTGCCCTGTATGGCCGCTTCCGAATTCCGGGCCGATGATGTCTTTGGATCTTCACAAATCGATGTCCGATGGGCTGGCATTGTCGGCTGGGAGCATGTTCGCGCTCGCTGCCAGCGAAGCGGACAACCTCTTGAAGGTCATCGTCGGTCTCCTGACTTGCGTATTTTTGGGACTGGGCATCTATCTTCGAATTCAGGAAATCAAGGAAGGAAAGAAAAAGCCGACAAGGAGGAAGTCTAATGGCTAGGGGTCTATTCGTTGTTGGATTTGAGGCCGAGGAGGTCGAGGCGATTTTGGCAAAAGCCAAAGAGATGCTGACCGAGGG